GCAGATATTTGATTATGCTGTGGCATTATTTCTTTTTCTTCTTTTTCTTCTTTTTCTTTTTAGGAGGTCTTCCCCTCTGTTTCCCATATGAACCCTTACCTGAAGGCATTACGAAACTAACCATCCTTTAGCTTTTCTTTTTGGTCTATACCACTCTCTAGTTTTTTCTTTTTGCTTCATATTTGGAGGAAAAGCGTGTAAAAGTGAATAAAACAATGTCTCTATGGTATCATCGTGTGCCATTCGTGGCCCGAATGTAACTATTTCGTGTTGTAAATCAAACATATTTTCACGTAAATGTATGTTACCTGTACTAAAACGACCAGAAAGACCCGAATATATCTTATTACGCTTTTCTCTACCACCTGGTTTTTCAGGAATAACACTAATATCAAATTTATTTTCTATTCTTCGTCTTTCATTTAGCGATTGAAACACAGACCTATTCATAGCAACATCTTCAACGGTAGAAGATATACAATGATATTTTTGATGCATATCCATTATATAATCAACAACGCCCTTTTTACCAATAATATTATCTTTATCGTCTCGCCCTGCTAACGTAGGTATTGACCGATGTCTTTCGTATTCCAATACATATACATCATTCTCAGGGGTAAGTGCAACTGCCATTATAACTGAAAAGTCAGAAGTTTTGGTATTAATATCTGTGGCAGGGTCGCATCCAACAAAAGTATTGACAGGAATCTTCTCTCCCTCAATCGTAATAAAGTTTACACCATCTTCGTGTTGATAAACACCCTTCCAATATTTTATATATTTTCTTCCCCATACTGCTTCATCTTCATTTTGGACTTCAAGCTCGTACTCTTGGTAATATCCATGTATTCTACCAGCTTCCTCGTATTCTTTCTTCATCGTATTCAATCTTTTGCGTGGGAAATACGAATTCCACAATACTCCCCCTGGCATTTCAGGCTGAGTTGATTTGTAACTGATTACATCCCAGGTATAATCATCTTTGTTCTCTGCCTTCTCATAGCCATCTAATATGTTTTGACATAAACTATCAAAATGTACAGGCGTTCCAGCGAATATTAATCTTCCACTATGCAAATCAAGGGCAGGTTTTACACCATTATATACAATATTCTTAATCTTCTCCCTCGCATCTTGGGTAACAGTGTTAGTTTCACTCTCTGTATCGTCAAGTGCTACTACATCATATCGTTTACCTAAGTAGTTCTCACCTCTTACACTAGATAGGTTAGAACGGCTTATCAACTTAGCCCCGGTTGTAGTTACTATATCTGTCTCTGTCCATTTATCTCCGACAAGATTCCCAAAGTAATAATGGACTACTTCATTAGCTGCGAAATGTTGTTTAAGATATTGAAGATTTAATATAGATTTTCTATGATTATCGGAAACCCAAGCTATGAACATTAGCTCATCTGGGTTCTTAAATAGAATCTTATGCATAAGGAAAGTCTTAAACAATTGAGTCTTACCACTCCCTCTAGGCAGGATTAAAGCCAAAGACTTAGTTGTTGGCTCTAGTAAAGAATCTCCTATCTCATAATGGAATGGAGGGGACTCAGATTTCCCAAAATCCCCAGGAAGAAAGAGTTTTCCAAAAGCAATTAAGTCAGTTCTAGCTAATTCTAATACCTTTTCAGCTTTAGAGATTTCCCTAGAGTTAATATTAGCCATTATTTAACTTAAATTTATTTTTATCTGGTATCTTTCTTGTATCTAAAACTTCTTTAATATACTCTTTAAACATCTCTGCTCCTTTAAATCTTGGAGGAGGGTATATCTTATCTTCATTAATCATAAAGAATCTACACATATGTCCTAAGTCCTCAAATGAAACTGGATTATTATAATATAATAAGATTTCATCTTCAGGATGCTTCCTACCTTGCACCACAGTCCACTTTCTATTAATACCCATCTATTTCTTACTCCTCTTCCAAGTTAAATATTCAGCCCCCTCGTTTGGTTCAAATATAGTAGTTATAAGTCTAGGGTCATTATCTGCATACTGAGGGTCTATAATTGTGACTGGACATTTAAATACATTTTGGTCAGGTAATCCTTTATCGTCAGCGTATTTATCCATTTCTTTATAGGATGCAATTCTAAGTGCATGAGAGATTAATCCACTTGAAGGGTCTTTTAATACTTGGTATCCACTAACGTGAGTATGACCAGCTGTTAATACGTGGTCACGCCAGCCCATTTGTATAGCTTTTACTAATCCGTGGGCAGTATTCCACATTGAATGACCTGCAAAATTATGTCTTGCATTTATCCTTACTTTTTTCTTATTAGGAAATATCAAGTTCATCCTTACACCATTATTACTAAAGATTCCATTGCTTTGACTGCACATCCATTCTAAAGGGTCGCCTGGGCCGCTCCAAGCATCATGATTTCCACCAACTAAGTATAGCCAATCAACTTTTGATATAAAATGCTCAGTTAATCGCCAAGATTCTTGAGCTGAAGTAGATTGTTCGCCATAAAGCCTAGCTAAACGACCAATCCAATTGTTTTGATTGTCTCCAATGTTACCACCAAACATTCCCTCTGTTTTTTGGACTAACTCTGCGTGCATTAGAAGTTCTGCTATATTAGTGCCATCATCATCTATATGAGGGTCACCAAAGTGAGCAATACCAACAGGCCCGTCTACATTAATCTTTACATTGATTAAATTTTCAGCGTTCCTTGCCTTACTTTTTAACGCATACTTCTTAATACGATTATCAATCAATTCTCCTATTGGTTCATTGCCTGTAGGTAAATCCTCTACTGTAAATTCTTCTTGTATCCGCTCTTTCTTAACAATAGATTTCCATTTACGAATTGTCCTCGTATGAACACCCATTATCTCAGCAGCATACCTATTATTATATTGGTCTGCTAGTTCAGCCCCCTTTTTATAGTCATCCATACTAAATTTATTGGCTTTTTGATGCATCGCTCTGTGTTCCTTCAGTTATCTCTTTTCTTTCTGCTTGTTCCAGTTGTTTTGGGGAAAAACCTTGAAACATACCAACTATCCCCACATCTTTTTTAATCATAGGTGTAGATGTACCGATAATCTTACCTAATTCTTTTAAGGATTGAAGAACTACATTCTCTTCTTCTCCTGTATCGGCAAGAGCCTTTAATCTACGAAGTACATACTCATGGTCTATACCAAGACTTTTCGCTATATCATTAACTCCCTTTTCGACTTCATTCATTATACGCTCCTGTTTTAATAGTAATACTGCTTTCCTTTTCGCCTTATTAAAATCGTTCTCTTTATATATATTTTGTACAGCACTTACAGCATCTTTACCTACAATGACTTCTGTGGCAAACAGCTTCTCTTTCTTAGTAATATTCTTTCGTTTTTTAAAATTACCATTTGATTGTCTTAAGTTTTTAGAGAATGTGTATCTATTTGGGTGCATATCAAAATCTGTATCCATTTCAGTTTTATCATTAAGTAAGAATGTACCAACAACAGTTCTAACATATCCCTTATGTGCCTTCCAGTTCTTCCTATCTGATGGATGTGATATATCGCTCCTTTTTAATATTTGTACAACTCCCCCATCATCTGCAATAACCCAATCCCCTTCATGGGGGTTATCTTTCCACTTTTTTGTAATTAAGTCTTTTTTGTATTTTTTAAATTCATCAAGACTATCGTATACAAAATGTTTTATTCCTTTTATCTCTTTATAATTCATAGCCCTTCTTCTTTAGCATTTCATTCTCAGTAGCTAAAGAGTCGATAAGCTGGAGTACCTTTTTTGGGATAATATACGCAGAGCCATCTATATCTATAACTCCATCCCCATTATCACCATCAGACATACTCGCTAAAGCCTCCTCTAACTCCCGATAACTCTTGTTTGCAAGATTATTTATTATTTCAGCCATCGTAGAATCTATAGCTGCCCACGTTATATATACAAATTATAAAAAAAATTATTTTTTACGTTGCCACTTATCAATTTTGTCTAGGCACGCTTGGAAATTTTCAAAAGTAATTTTATTAGAATATAGAGCCTCCATGACCTTACCCTTTTTCTCAATCGGGATACCCTCCATTTCCACTTCCAGTAGAACTTTGACAAAGTATTTTTCATTATTGGTCATCTCCTGCCTGTCTCCTACTACTGTCTACTACTGTATATTCTTTCTCTTATTAATATATTATTTATTCCCACCCACGCACCCCGAAGCTACCTCTATTGTCAAGTCTAAATCAAGAACAAAAGTAAAAAAGTCCGAAAAAATTGGTGGTAAATGCGGTGCATAGTATATTCACACCCTATACCCTAAAATGCGGATTTCCATTCTTTGGATTTTCGTTATGTTTCATTAATCTTAATTAGGAGGAATCTATTATGATTCTATTTGAATTAGTTGGTCGTGAAAAGGTTGAAGTAATTCTTAATGGCGAGTCTATTGTTGAGTATGCTCCCACTTCATTTAAATGTGCCTACGACGCCAAGACCAAGAAGTGTTATTTCTTGCGTAATGGTGGTGTGTATGGTGCTGAAGTGCGGAAGTTACCTCAAGGTATTATGGACAGAATCGTCGCCGCTAAGTAGGTCGCAGCAAGCCCCCCTTCGGGGGGGCGACCCTTAGATTTAATGAATACAATAATTGAATACATCGGATAACCACAAGTAATAGGAGGATATTACATTGAGTTTGACTAAAGACTTCACTACGAAGCTTTGGGTCGTGCTTATCACAGGCACATCTCATGTCTTGTTCTACTCTATCTCTAAGCAGCAATGTTTAGATTATATGAGTAACGTGGGCAAGTAACATGACACCCAGACTTCCTGACTTAGATTCGGAGCATTAAAGGGTTGCTTGGCAACAGAAAGACCCTTTCACAAATGATG